AAGATTAGTCACTTATACAGGAGATTAGGTTAATGGATAAAAAAGACTTAATCAAGTTACAAGAAGATGCTTTTGAAGTATTGGAATTGTTAGAAGATACAGCAAGTCACTTATGTGACGATAGGAAACTATCAGGACAAAAAGTGTGGACTATGATACACGCTTTCGCTAAACTCAAAGTTGAAGAGTTCCCCGAACCATTTTACCTAATAGGAGACAATTAAAGTGAACAAAAAAAACAAAGATGCTTTACTTGAAGCACAAAATCTAACTGACAAACAATTCGCTGCTCTTAAAGAGTACTATGTTGACGCTATTGTTGAAGGTATGTCAACTAAAGATTTAGTCTATTATGTAACTGAAGATATGCAGAAGTGGATAGATTCGCTTACATTTAATGATGCAATGGTAGAGTTAGAAGAATACTTTGATGAGTGTTTTACAGATACTATTGATGAGGTAATTGCTAATGTTGAATGATAGCGAACTAAGAACACTTATTAATGTAGTTGACAATTATGTAGAGGAAATTCAAAACTTTGATAGTGATATTGATGAAAAAGAAGTAGTCACTATTCTATTGAAGTTAGAGGATATGCTAACCAATCGTGGCGTGAATGTCAAGAGTGTGTGTGACAGTTAATAAAGTGGCACATGGGTAGTTGAAATTGGATTTCACTGCCCTATAATAATAGTATAACAAACACAGAGGTTTTATGAAAAAAGTAATTCCAAATCAAACTTACAATATGCACGAAATTGGTGTTGTATTGAAGGGTTATCAAATCAACAATGCTATGGAGAATGCTTGGAGTACAATTCATAGTTATAATGATGGAAAGTTTAAAGGCGATCTACAAAAAGCAATGGAAATCTTGACATTACAGTATATCAAGGAGGGCAATTACTAATGAGTTGTTTACAAAATGAACTAATACTTGAATCACTCTATGAGCAAGTATTAGAAGAGCACCCAGAATTATCTGAACTGGAAGCAATTAGACTAACCGAAGAACTATTCGAGGATTTAGCACAATGAAAACTTTAATACTAACCGATCAAGAGTTTAATAAACTCTATGAAGTATTTGAACCAACTTATATTGCCTTGAAAGGCAGAGTAGAGTTAAAATCTGACCTCTATGAAAGTAATATAAGAAATTATATATCACATGATATTATTACAAAAATGAGAAATTTAGATGGTGGTTTATGATGACTAGAGAACAACAGATTAAAGACTATGTAAGAGATCATTACAAATATTATGGATTTTATCCCTATGATGTTGTATTGAATATGGATACAGAGCAAGAAGAAACTCTTACTAGAGAAGAGTATATGGCGATTTACAATAAAAAGTAAACCCATTGTGTGCCAGTTATCAAAGTGGCACAATAGCAGTTGTTATTGGATTTCATGCTACTATAATAATAGTATAACAAACAAAGTTACATGAATTTCAAAAGAAATCCAAACACTAACTCAATCACTTTTACTTTTGATAGTGGTAGAGTATCCGATCTAAAGAATGCTTTAGACTTCGCTATTGATAATGACAATTCACTTGGGATAAGTGATGTTATTGATCTCACTTGTATGAGTGACTTGCTTGAGGAGGCATTAGCATGAATCAAGAAGTATATGAAGCGGTGCTAAAGTCTTATGACGAGGGCGATTTTGAGTTTTTCGATTTGAAAAACGATTTGTACTATCAATTATTTTATGGAGGCAGTGACTATGAACTTTGCGATTAGAGAACTTGAGTACTTACTTGAGTGCTTGAACTTTCACTATTCTGAACATAGTGATGAAAAAAGTAAATACATGGCACTTAATTGTGAACTATGTTATAGACTTGAAAACGATATGAAACAACAAAAAGAAGTTTATCGTTTACAAGGGCGTGACTATACTGGTGTTCAATCAGTTGTTAATGAAGTTGACCCTTATGGATTAGAGTCCATTACTGAAGGCGACTACGATTCAGAGGGGAATTGGATACATGAATGAATATAGAGTTATTGCTTCAAGAGTAACAAATTATGTTGCATATATTGAAGCGGAAGATGAGCAAGAAGCAGAATTACTTGCTCTTAATGGTAACACAGATTGGCAATTTCTTGATGATGATGACTATGAAATCTATGAAATTGAGGAGGCGGATTAATGAAATTAGATGTTACATTAACTGAACTAAGTATCATAAATTGCGCTCTTGATGATTATTATGGTAGTATGGTAGATTATTACCGAACTAGCGAATATTATGAAGTTAAAGAGATTAAGTCAATTAGAGATAGAGTAGATGCTATTACATTTAGAGAGCAAGAAAAGGTAGCAAAAAAGAAAGCAAGTCAACCTAAACCAGAATGGTAGGAAAGTCAACCTGAAGTGTGCCACTTATCAAACTGGCACACTATATGTTGTTTTATGCTTTCATGCTATTATAATGAATGTATAAACAAACATAGGTATTCAATGCAATTTCAATCTGAATCACTCAATACAGTTGTTGACTATTATGACGTTAAGTACTTTATCCCTTATGGTACTGAAGTCAGTAAGAATGTTAAACTTAAGGTAGTCACATATAAAGGTAAGACTTTTGAAAGAGCACCTATTAACGTGTATGATATGGCGGAGGAGATCGACATTTTACTTGAAAATAACTATGCTGTAACTATCAATACAAAAAGACCTGCTCAGTTTATGGGTAAAATGACAGTTGACAAAGTGGCACAAGCAAGGACTAAATTCTAGTCCTATCCACTATAATAGTAATATAACATACAAAGGCATTATGAGTTACGTTAATCCTACTGACCAATTCAGATATGAGATCGAAACAGAATCGCATGATCTAGGTATTACTTACGTTTATACTGATGATGTAGATAATGCTGTTCAATACTGTTGTGATGTATCTAGAGATTATCAGACAGCATACTCACTTGTTAGAGATAAGTTTACAGGCGAGATTTTAAAAGTCAAGTCCAGTTAGGACAGTTTATAAAGTGGCACACTGCCACTTGAATCCATTATCCACGCTACTATAATAGTAGTATAACAAACATAGGAGATCATGCCCTACACTACTGAACAATTTAACAATGATGTTCAAAAGTTAAGAGACTTAATGAACAAGTGTGAAGAGTTAGAAAAGAAGAAAGTCATCAAACTTGGAACTAATGTTAAGTCCAAAATACATGATGATCTAGAGGGCAGTGTAGTCCTATTGGATAGAAGCAGTAACTATGCTGTAGTCAAAACTCATATAACTGACTATGAGATTATGACAGTTGAAGCATACTTAAGTGATCTGGAGGCGGTATAATGTTCATTAACAATACTCAAAAGCAAGTAGTTGATGCTCTCAATCAACGTAAGTATTTAAAGTTGAATGACGGATTAAGAATAAGGGCGATAGATTCTAGAACTACTGGAATCTATGCTTATGGGCGTAAATTTGCAGAAGTAGTATATAAAAATGATTTTTTAGATGATGTTGTCTCAAGTGAGACTCACTATATTATAGAAGAGTTTTTGACATTTTACATTAAATCAAACATAGCGGATAAATGGAAAAAGTTTTTTGATAAGGTGCTTTTTTCTAACATACTAGGGTGCGGAGTGTCAATAGATGATGTGCCAGTAATCAAAGTGGCACAAGCAGTGTAGATTTCATATCTCAATCCATTATAATAAGTACATAACAAACAAACATAGGTTTTTTCAAAATGACCAAAACAGAGAGACTAATCAACAGAATCAAAGAAGTAGAAAACTTTGAAAATGTTGCATGGGTATGTAAGAATTTTTCAGATTTTTGTGATGAAGTGCTCGAGTGGGGAGTAGATCACGCTGCTGGAGTTGATTTTGATGATCCCGAACTTGATTTTGATGCACTTGACAATGCTATCGCTTCAATCGGTTTACCACCATCAGAGTGCTTATAATGGATAAAGAGTTACTAGACCTCGCCGACCAGTATGAAGGCAACTTATTAAACTATTTTTGCGGTATGACCCCAAGTGAGTCAAAACGATTCAATAAAATGATTAAAGACAACAAAAGGAGGAAAAAATGAAACTTGACTTGAATACCGAACAATTAGAGTTTTTACAGTTCATTCTTGACAACTTTGAATATAATGATGAAGAAGAGCGTGCTCTTAAGGACTCTATTGAATCCCAGTTATATGAGGTCAGGGAACAAGATTTACTCATTGCTATGAAAATAGCGTCATCACACATTAACCCATTAGGAGGCAATTAATCATGGACACTTCACAAATTTCAGATATAGAAGTGAATGTTAACCTAACATTTTTTCAAGTGCAAATTTTGAGAGAACTTGCTATTGAAGAAAAGCGTGCTCTATTTGAGGAGAGCGGAGGAGAATTTGAAGATGACTACATTACACAGTTAAACCTTATAGATGATAGTCTAGTCAATGTATTAGACCAAACAATAGTTAATAATAGTGATAAAGTTACAGAATCTAATTATGACTATGAGATTAAATCTTTGAACTTTAGTTGACAGTTTTAATGAGTGATTAATCGTGCTTAATTGTTACTTAGTGGCGTACATCAATGCTTTGCGCTTATTGTTATAAGTCCACTAATTAACAATTTTTTAGTGTAATTCGTCTTTATTAGTCTTACATTATCCTAGTCACTTTGAGGCGAACGAAATTTTTTTTAGAAATAATGTAGTGCTTAAGTATAACATAAGCGTGGAAAGTTTCCCCACTAAATATAAACATAAGAAGGGAAATATCGTGCTATTGTTGACATTTAGTGCAATATCTGTTAGAATTAAATGTAATCTACCGCCTCAATCTTATGGACTCTCATTCTCAATCAGTAGATAAAGTTACCCGCTATCGTGTAACAATAGATTTTACAGTTAGTGAAGCGAATTGTTTGCCTCCAAGTAACTGGAATTGGAATAAATTACTAGAGTTAAATGATAAGAACCGAGAGAGAATAAAGTCGTTATATGTTGAAAATCTGGGAGAGATTGCCTATCGTACAGTAACAACTAAGGAGGCAATCTAATGGGCAAAGTAAAGCAAACTGTCAATAAATGCTTCGAGGATAGTGAAGCATTTATAAAGAGATTATCAGATAGTGATGATAATTTTAGTGATGACATTTACGAAGGTTATGTAACAGAAATTGAGTACGAATCTTATGACCCATAGTGAAGCAAATAGGTTGCTAAGTGCGCCCTTATTTAATAAGAATGAATTGGCACTTATTAAGTTATTAGTATTAGAATCCCTTAGTAAATATGACAACATAAGTGAAGCAAACTGTAAGGGAAATATCTATAAGTTACTAACAACAATTAAGACAAAAG